CAAAAATATAATGCGTGAAAACCCATTATCAACATAGTTTACACCTAATGAAGAAACAAATATTATAAAAAAAATTTTTTTTTATAATAAAAGTCGGCATTTAAAAATGGAAAAGGTGTAAAATTATAGCTAATTGTAAAATTAATCAACTATATATATAAATTATTTTATATTATAATAAATAAAAAAAAATCTTTATATCTATACTTATCACCAAGAGAATATTTTTATTATGTTTTTTTTTGTTGAACATATTGGCGTCCGTTCTAACACAGTTTAAAGCTAATAGTTCTCTATAATAACTCGAACATTAAAGCAGATGCGTCCATCCCAGCCAATTCATCACTATTATTATTCAATAATGGTGTCGGTTTATCAGTCGCATATACATTCGAAATATTTTCATTTTTATCATTAAAATTTGATATTTGAGCCACATTTTCATTATGATTATTTAACAAATTATCATTTTGTAATGAAACTATATTATCATTATATGGCAATGTGCTATTCGGTTTCTTATTTATACGATTTTGTATTTCTAATTCACGGATTATATCATTATTAGTTGGTTCTAAATTAACTGTATTAGTAAATTCTGTAATTGGTTCAGTTTTATTAAATAATTCTGATTTACCATAAATAAATTGAAGTAAATCATTATAATCATTATTCATATTATGAATATTATTGGATTCTGGATTTTTATACACTGGAATATCTTGCTTTTCAAAAAATTTATTAAATCCTTCTATATTGTTCAGATTTGATGTTAAATAGTAATTCGCCAGATATATTATACCTATTAATAATGCTATATTAAATATTAAATCTAATATGTTAAATAATGACATTGTTATTATTTTTTTTTATTATATTATTATATTATTATATTATTATTACTGAATATATTTATATTACTTAATAAAAAAAATAATTTTATATAATTACTTATATATTCAGATTATTTCATTTTTTTTTGTCTTTCTTTTCCATCAGTTCTCTTTATACTACCAAACTAATATGCTTCAAGTTAATGTTGCTAAATACAACACGGTTTGGGTTCAACAAATCTAATTACTAATTTATATGTATATTCAATTACTCGAACTAAATGAAATACAAATAGTTTATATTTATATTTATATTTATGTAGTTATTTAGCATGTTATAAATAGTCTCATATTACAACAACTAACTAATTGATTTTTATTACTCTATAATAATTGCAGTATATTGATATGATTTAACATTATATTTTTGAAATAGATAAATTATGTTCCAAAGAACCTAAAACACATTGTGGAAAACATAGCTCTGTCTTATTATTCAAAGATACTTGAACACATGGTTCTGTCTTATCAGATATACAAGACATAATTAGAGAAGGACACTTATTATATAATCTTCCTATATTGCCTTGCAATTCAGGCTTATTTGTATATTCATTTTCTAAGAATAAACGCATATATTTTGCCAAAATGGCAACGGTATATTATATAAACATATAATTAATCATTTTTTTTAGTTTATTTTACAGTTGTAAGCCTTATCAAGATATAAATACTATACTATATAAAATTTTTTCTCATGTATATAGTATTGAATTACAAAAATATGAATTACTATAATAGTTATTATATTATTGTATAATCAGACAATAATATATGTTTATTTTTTGATTTAAGTAATACATCTACGCAATCATCAACATACATTTTTTTTATAGTAAAAGCACTTGTATTTATTATATTATCAAATTTTAAAATTTCTCCTATTTGTTTTTGATAATTTATGCATATATACATTTTTTTTTCATCATTATTAATATAATAAAACATACCTAATGAATTTAATATATCACACATATTTTTGTGATATTTTTCATTTACAATTTGATGAATATAATAATTATTATCATCTATACTATTATAATAACACGAACCATCTAATAATCCAGATATTATTAATAACCGGTCTTCTATTGACGCGTATTTATATACATTCGGTATAGAATAATTGTTATGTAAATTATATTTATGAACAAAAATATTTAATATATTAGGTATTGTATGATTTTGGATATAATAAGTATTAGATACTGAATTATTTTTATCTAAATATAAGTTATATTTATGCAAATGTAATTTAAAGTAATTCAATTGAGTATTATTAATTATATTAATCATATTAAAATATTTATTTAATTGAAAATTCGAATATATAGAATACCAATATCCAAATAAATATGGCTCTAAGATATAATTTTCAATAAAATTATGAAAACTATTATATAGTATATAATTCTTATACATCTTATATATAAACGATTTATTGTTTAATTTATCTATTATATCTATAATATCATTTTTACCATTCTCTATTTTTACAAATCCTTCATCTATATTATCAGCTTTAGCACTTTTATCATCTTTTTTTTCTATCTTGCATTCATAAAATGATTCATCATTTATTACATCTTCTTTACTATATTTATCTATGTGTGATTCATTATCTTGATTTATATTTATATTTATATTATATGGAAGAACTTCATATGAATTAATATTTTCTATATACTCTATATAATCTTTTAATAAAATATTTATATTTTTATTTTCACTATCTTTAACTTTTAATATATAATCTTCACTAACCAATAGTTTTTGCTTACTTTTATTAATTTCAATTTCATATATCACCTTTTTTTCATATTTCTTTTCTAAAATTTGCTCCTTTGATGAATCATCTAATAATAAATATTCATTATTACTAATATCACTAATTTTTTTTATATCATAAAATGTTAATGCTATTTGTGTTGAACTATGATACATTATTATAAATTATCTTATTAATTTTAAGTAAAATATGATAAATCAACTTATAAATATATAATATAATTTATCTCTATATAAAAAAAAATTATGTTTTACTAAAATAGAATCTTATATTTAAGTAAGTTCATTCATCTTATATGAGCTTAAATCTATTTTATTAATCTTTGTAAAACTGTCTAATGCATCTAATGCATCATCAATATTACTTATAGCTTTTATTTTCTTTTTACTTGGTTTATTAACTTTTTGTTCGCTTATTATCGAATTTATTTCATTTTCTGAATTAGCAATAGTAAAATCTATATTATCTATATCACACATTGATATAGTATATTTATTTTTTCTATAATATACTTCCCTTTTTTTTGCTTGATTGTTAAAGACTCTTATTCGGTCTGCTATATCAACTATTAATGGTTTAATAGTTCTTTGCTCTTTTGGAACTCGTAATATACGACCAATCGCTTGTGTTATACTTGATATTGGACTTGCTAATATTAATGTATTTAATCCACTAATATCTAAACCGGTTGCTGCCAATTTAGATGTAGCTAAAATTAAATCACATTTTGCAGAATTATCTAAATCTTTTTGTTTCATTCCACCAACATAATAACCAACATTTTTATCTTTTAATTTGTCTTCTTGATGAAACATATCATAAAGCATAGATAAATGTTCTCGGCGGTCTGATAATAGTAAAATTTTTCTTTGTTTAGTTATATCTTTAATAAATATTGAACTAATTATTTTAATAAGTTTCTGACATCTTGGTTTATAACAAGTAACGTTAGTCATCATTAATGCTAAATTCGGTTTTCCACCATATAATAAATATTCTTTACAATATGCTTCATCGCTACTATTATATTCATAAATATTAACATTAATATCACTATCAACATCCAATTCCTTATGAACTGCAACATCTCCAAAGAAATAATAATAAACTTTCTCTAATCCATCTTTTCGTTGCATTGTTGCTGATAATCCTAAACAATATTTAAAATTAACCATATAATACATATTTTTAAAAATTTCTCCTGAACTTGCATGAATCTCATCAATAACTACTAATCCAAAGCATTTAAATTCTTCTATATCATAATCTTTCATAGCTAATGATTGTAAGCTGGCTATTACAATATCATTTCCTATTATTTGCTTTTTATTTTGTTTAATTATTCCTATTTTAGCAGATGGTAAAAATTGATTTATTCTTTCAATCCATTGGTTTATAAGAAATGTTTGATGAACTACGATTAATGTTTTTTTAGCTAATTTGCTTATAATATTGCATGCCATTATTGTATTATGTGTAACCGTACAATCACCTAGAACAAATCTTCTATTTCCATCTATTTCAAAACCATAATAGTCATCTATTTCTTTTTTTATTACTTTAATACCAGTATTTAATACATTTTTTATTTGTTTTCTTGGCATTGCTTTTTTCCTTTCTAATTTAACTGGTATATTTTCAAGACCTTTACCGTGTATAGTTGTTCTATAATATGTTCCAGTCTTTTTTTCACATTTATACATACAAGATTTTTCACATTTAGATTTATATGCAGCAAATCCTAATGTACGAGCAAGAAATATTATATCATCTAATAATGTTTCATTCTTTTGTATTATATCATAACCACATTTACTATAATGACCATCACTATCTATTATACCTGCTAATAATTTAAGTCTTATTTCCCTACTATTGCATTTATATATGTGAGGTATATGTTTATTTTCAATTAAGTTATGTTTTCTTAACATATTTAACATATAATTATTTTCTTTTTTTTTACTATCTTTACCTTGTTTAAGATTTAATTCTAATTCATCACAATATTTTTGAAAATATTCTATAACTTCTTTATCTTCTGTTGTTATTTGATGTGATGAACTTATTCTATTGCCTAACCAATAACCTAACGCATATGGTTCTATATCTATTTCTTTTTCCGGAAAATCAATTGGAACTCTATATCCTTTCAATAAATGATTTTGATGCATTTTTGGAAGTTTAATAAAATCACGAACTGAAATATCAATAATTTTATTTTGTATATATTTTTGATTTTGAAATTGTGCTTCTATTATTGGTTCTTGACTTTCTGTTTTATAAAGTGTATATGAACATCTTAATGATAAAATATGTGATTCATTTACTGTATAAGTATCTCCTTTTGTTGGTATTATATCATACATCATTTCCCTTCCTCTTGCTAAACTTAATACATTTCTTGGTGTTGAATCATCACCCATTATTTTATCTCCAACTTTAATATCTTGAACTTTTTTTATTGTTCCATCAAACATCATTATAGGAGTATCAATTTTCAAACATTTTCCCAGTCCCGTTGCGACTGATAACAATGCTTTATTTTTTTGTTGCATCTGACAATCTAAATATGTATCAACAACTTCAGTTTGAAATTCTCTCAATATACCATTAAATGGTATATTAATATTATCACCATCACTTAATTTTGATAATTTAGGTAATCCGAAATAATGAATCCCAAATGCTTTTGGTAAATATAATTTCTTTTCATTTTCCAAATATAATTCATATTTTTTAATATTCATATCATACCCCGGTATAGTTTTAGGTTTCATTGTTAATTCTGCTTTTAAAAAGTTAATTTGTGATTTTGTTAATTGTTCTTTTACTACAGTATAACCATTATAATTAATAGACGTTGTTAGATGTTGTAATTGTTCTTGTGGAAATAATTCACTAAATTTTTGATTTTTAATAAAAACCATAATTAGTAAATTAATAATGGTATTGTTCTTATAGTATATATAGTTATATATATTTTATCTTTAAGTAAAGGCAATTTTTTTTGAGGAAAGCCGCTTTGCTCCACTCTTGCTAACCGTTATTAGTTTTATTATATATGTTTAAGGCTTCAATTGTTTATTTGGAATTTTTACAAAATTATCTATATAATGCCTATAAAATATGTTTTGGCAATTTATAATATTTGCCAGTAAATAAAGATAAAAGTAGATTAAATAGGTGTAATATAGAAGTTAGAAGTTTATAGAGAATTTCGGCAAGATTATTTGCGTGAAATATTTAAAAATTAAAAAAAAATATTTTGTCTAAACATTAATATATATAAATTGTCTTTATATACTTTTTCATTTATTATAAATCACCGCAACAAATCTTGCCATAATTATCTATAAAATATTTATTATAAAAAACTATTTACAATTGTATATATATACTGTGTTTTTATAAAATGGAAAAGTGTAACATAAAACTCCTTATATAGAACCAATCCTCTTATAAGCATATTGATTATAATCATATTCTTTCTTTCTTACTTCTGTCGTCTTATGAATTATAATTACTGAGAAGATTATCACCATTATAAAGATAATTACAAAGACTGATAATCCTCTATTCATATAATTATGTTCGGCCATATTTACTAAGATAAAAATTGTAGCAAGAGCAATAGTTATTATCTTTAAATAATTTGTTAAATATATGTATTGATTATAGGAAAAATCTAATAATCTATATTGATATTCACTAATTTGATTTAAATTCTTTAACTTCAAATTATTCTCTGCTTTATTCTTTGATAAATAATTAATATCTATACTATTTATAGAATTATTATTATATATTTCATTAATAATATTATAATTTCCTAATAATTGACTAATTCCCTGATGAACTAATAATAATTGTTTTTCATCAATTTCTACTAATCCTTTATCATTTTTATCTAATATATATACTTTATCATAGTTGGCGCTTGTGTAGAAAAATATATAAGGGTTTAAATATACTGTATTATTCGAAGTATCAATTATATTTGTTGTCATAGAACTATCGAGTTTGGCATCATCCAGTATCAATGATGGAATTGCCATGCGTTCAGTTGCAAACCAACTTAGTTTTTCTTGTTTCAAAATATAGGTTTTATATGTTATATCTGTTTTATTTTCTTTAGTAAAATAGTGTAATTCATTTAGTGCTTTCCCAGACCTGAAATCATATAATGGGACCAACTCTAGACTATTTTTACCAGTAGGTACGTTCAATCGATGAGAATTATACTTATAAACAATATAATAGTAATTTCCGTTTTCCCCGTTTTGCCCTTCCCATGAATGTCGTTTTAAGAATAATTTAATTTTACCTCTATGATATGTATCGATAATATCTCTAAATTCTGTTAAATCTCTTGCATTAAACAAGCTATATATTGATGATGCTGAAAATACTGTTCCATTATCAAAAAATCCTTCTATCATTTGTTGTTCTATCATTAATTTTCGTAATTCATTCCCAATTATAGATATAGCTATAATACCATTTATAATTATTAATATCATCGATTTTTGATTTGCTGTCATATATGGCATATCATTTAATATATAATATATCATAAATAATGAATAGACTACTATTAAACATATATATAAAATATACATATTACGCAAATATCTTTTTTGATTATTATATTCCATATTCTTATTATGTTGTAAATTTAAATCATGACTATATTTTTGCTCTTGTGAATCATGATATTTCATATTTATAACTAATTCACTTAGTTTATTCTTTTCTGTTTGTTCGAGTTGGAATGCCGCATCTACATTTCGTGTAGCAACAAAATCCTTAAAATGCACTCTTTCCTGATACAATTTTTCTTTAAGCATCATCATTTCTAATAAGAACAATTCATTAAAATGATCTTTAATTCCTACATTAATTTCAAACAAATTTGCAATAAAAAAATCTACTATTTGATTACAGTTATGATAGATAATTAACTTATAAAATTTCTTAAATGTTTCATCACTCATATATCGATAATATATAACTTCTGATAAATATTCTGTATATGCTTTCATAAAGATTAAATGTCTTATTACATCTTGTGCTATTTCATATGATACTATACTATTAACATTTTTAAATGCATTGATTGAGTCATATTGACCTATTGAATTAAAAAACTCAGCTGTATAAATATCATAATTACTACTATCCAATTTTAATACGTTATTGACTACGTCTTTTTCTAATAGTTCATATATATATGTATATGGATTATATCTCGTAAAAACCATTCTACCTTCATAATGTTTTGACCAAATAGGATTGCTAGATTTTTGTGGTCCTGCAGGGCTGGGAGTTCCACGTAAATTACTATTTTTTTTTAAATTTTGCACTCCAACATTACCAGACCATCTTGAAAACATTGAAACTTTTTCAAAATATCCATATATATAATTACCTGACTCATCTACTTCTTTACTATTTGTATAAAGTTTCACATCACCATTAGAAAAAATTTTTAGAAATCGATTTTTTTCTGTATCCTTTTTTGTCACTTCTTGGGCGTTGTTTGACACTATATAATAATCATTTCCGGTATAAAAGCTTTGGTTGCGTGGAATATGATAATAACTATATAAATGATCAACATACAAAGCATCTCCCATATTATTGGTGTCAACTTCTCCTTCAAAATAATTATTTGTACCAGATATTTTATGTTTATATGGATATGCATTGAATATTAATGCATCTGTTTTCTCTCCCCATTCTCCCCATTCCATACTGTCTACATTTTGTAAGTCTTCTTGTTTGAGTCTTAAATAATAACCTTCATTATTTCTAATATAAAAATCTATATTGTTAGTGCCTTTTTTTTCAAAGTAGTATAAACTTTTATGAACCATATTAGCTTTACTAAATAATGTTGTTAATTTATTATATCCTTTCTCATTTAAAATATCTTGATAATAATATGCATTAGTTATTGACAAACCAATTTTATTAATAAGTTTGTGTAATAATGTTTTATTACCTAAATTATCACCTATTATATCATTACTATATACATAAGTTGATAATCCGAATGTTTTTTGACTTTCTAAGAAGTTAAAATCTCTAAAATAACTTCGCTCTTGGGGTTCTTTCTTTAATAAATAAGGACGCTCTCCATTTTTTTCAACAAATGGAGCTCTAAATACTGATTGTTTGTCATCTGGATTTGCATCATAATTTAATTGTTCGGCTAAACAAGTTAATTGAAGAGAATTTAAATATACTTTTTTATCTTTACCATATGTGGAATTATTAGCATGAACTAATATATCATTTTGGTATAAATGTTGTAATAAACGAACATATGGGTTTATGTTATTATCACCTTGTTCTGTTAATTGTGGAATAGGTGGAAAATTGTCGGCATCTTTATTTGCATTTTCTAATTTACTATTTTTTAAATAAAATTTTAATTCTGGATAATTATTATTAATTTTTTTATTATCAATACTTATATTTGCAAAATCGCTGTCTTCTTTTACTTCATATAAGGGTTTTAATGTTGTTTTGTCATAATTAATCTGATCAATTACGGGCATTATTAATTATATTATTTTTAACTTACTTATTATTTATATAGATAAATTTTAATATTATTATTATAATAATATAAAAAAAAATAATTTTTATATTTATATTTATGAAATAGCATATATTATACACAATATTTATATGAAATATATTCACCGCTTGATTTATTTCTACTCGTGATTTTTACTAAATTACCACTTTTCATATTAATAAATTTAGCCATTGGGTCATTCATTAATATTCTCGGTAATTTACTTTTATTCTCTATATTTAATATCTTAATAATCTTATTTATTGTTTCACTATCATTTATTAATTCATGTTTTGGACACATAATGTGTTTTGATATATTATATTGTAATTCACGCAATTTAAATAACTGATATTCCACTTTTTCATCATCAACATCTGCCTCTGAATTATGACCTATTATATCTTTTATTATTGTCTTTGTAGAACTAACATTATCGCTTGTAATTACAATTATATTCCGACAATAATTATTTGTTAAAAAGTTTTTTATCATTTTTTGACTATATTTTGCTAATATATATATTAATTTAGTATCATCATTTATTTTTATTTCAATAATATTAAGCGAATTATTATGAGATATTTCCAATAATGTATTAATTTCATCTACAGAAATATTTTCTAAATATGGTGTTGTTAAACCCCTATATTCATACATCTCTTTTATTATTTCTAAACTTTTAAGTATCTTGTTGATAAAATCAGACATAGTATAATAAGGCTAAAAACTATTTGTGTATTTATATATATATGAAATTATGTTTATATTAATATAATATTATATTCATTTTTTTTATATATTGACAATTTAGTAACTTATATATTATTTGAATTTGCTTTATTATTTATCTTGTCTTATGTTTCATTTTTGCTTAATACTATATTATATTTAAAATGGAAAAGTGTAATAAGATAATCCAATTATTATCTTAATACAATCAAAAAAAAGTATTCGTCATTTTAACGACAATATTTATATATTATCAATAGTATAGAATATAAATATTTTATACTATTGATAATATACCAAATATCTTAGATTATATATATTACACTACATAATATTTTTATTTAATATATATATAATAGTAATTAATCTTTATATACTTTTATTTTTATGAATTAAATAATTCCCGATGATAAATCTATTTTTTTATCAAAATATTCAACTTGTAATGATATAATAGATTGTGCTGTAACATTTTTAAATGTTCCTGTTAATCCTGATGCTGCCGGTTCCTTAATATAATCTATCTTACTAATTTCACTTAAAAATGATAATGTTGCTGAGCTTTTAATATAAAAGGTAGTATATTCATATATATAATTATATCCATCTTCAGCTGATTCAACTCGTGAAGCTGTTCCCAATCCACTTACCGTAAAACCTTCATCTCTATTTAAATATGTATTTAATTGGTCCAAAGAAGCTTCCACCATACCTGGTCCATAACTATCTGTAATATTAAAACCACTAAATATAATTGTATCATTTAAAAAAATATCATTATGAGTAAATGGAGTAGCTGTAAATACTTGAAGCTGAGTTCCACTATTTACCAATGCTAAACGTGATACTTCTATTGTATTATCTTGATATTTATTAATTAAGATTCCATGGGGGGTATTTAAAGAAATATTCATAGAACTTAATCGTGCTAATGGTGTTTTAAATGTTTTTTTATCCTCTTGCATTGGCTTAAATACCACAAAATTTCTACCATCTTGGTTATAATATGTTTTATCAACTATTAAATTACTTATATTTGTTTTAATATGACTATTTGTTCCATCATATTCACCAATTAAATCTTTAATATGTAATCCTAAATATTGATGATAGTAGTTTGTAATAAAATAGTTAAGAGTTGCATCTGACACATAATTATAAGCTTTATTAGTAATAAATCCCATTGGAACAATTACTTGAGTTACTTTAATTGAAAAAATATTTTTAATACTTGTGTCAATTGACATTGACTCATCTAATGTGCTATTAATTGCAACTGTAAAATTATTTCTATATGGATATACCGCCGTATTTCTATCATAACCATTTATTATAATATTTTTAGTATATAATTGATACGAATCTTTATTTGCACCACTATTATCATTTTGTATCGTATTTAATGCCATTTGCACATTTGGGTCAAGTCCGGCACCACCATAACCTATACTTGTTGTTCCATTCGCATTTTGACTAATTATTTTTTGAAATCCATCTAAAATCTTATTCAATAAACGACCATCTTGTTCTATATAATTAAAATGAGATGCCGAACTTAATTGTTGAGAATTTGTTCCAATAATTTCATTTTTATTATTACCAGCATCTTTTGTATAATCACTATTATAAATTAACATATTATTTTGCTCATTTGACATATTTTTTGTAACTTGTGCCACTTCTTGAATTTGTGGTTGAATTTGTGCTTGTGGTTCTTGTGGTGGTGGCAATTTATCATTTAATTTATTTAGTGGATATGCTTGAGATGGATTAAATTGCTCCATTATATTTGATTGTTGATTTTTTTGTTGTGCTGGTGCTTGTTGATATTGTTCTACAATTTCATTACTATTCTGAAAAAAACTTGGCTTAAAATTTTCACTTTTTATTTGTTCTATAATTTGACTTTCATTTATATTTTGATTATAAGAAAATTCTTTTTTTATTGAATCTTGCATTTCTTTATAGCGTCCAGCAATATCACTATTATCTTCATTTGTATTAATACTTAATAATTTTTCTTCATTTTTAGGTTCCATTGGTTGCATATTTATATCAACCATCGGAGTTAGTGGAGTAATATTTCTAATTACATTACCCGTTTGTTGTTTATAATCTTGTGTTCGTTGTTGATAAAGTTGATTAATTTTTTCTTTATCTTCTTTTATTGTTAAAGCTGGTTCATTTACACGACCCATTTTTTGCATATGATTGCTGCCAATTTGGGCTGCATTATTTGATTGTTTTATATTTTTAAAAGTATTATTATCTAAAAGTCTATCTCTAATAGTAGATATTGCTATATAATTTAATTCTTTTAACGATTTAGATTGATTATCTCTATGTTCAAATATTTGTTTCATATTTTCAAAAAATAATTGTTGTAAATTTAAATTTAACTCAGTTATATCTATATTATGTTCTTTTTGAAAGTATGTCTTTAAAATTTGAATATTATTAAGCAAATTTTTAACAGAAAGAAAATTTATATTTGACCCATTATTAGCCATTGTTTAACTTAAATATTTTATAATTATTATTAATTAATATATATATTATTAATTTAAATATATATTACTTTTATATTTAAATTACACCTTTGTGAAATTTAAATGCAGACTTTTATTATAAAAAAATAAATTTTTTATAATATTATTTTTTCTTATTCATTAGGTGCAAACTATGTTGATAATGGGTTTTCACGCATTATATTTTTTCGTCGGTCTTTTTTCGTCGGCGTGTCATTATCAATTGTTATTTTTTCTCGTGTAAATGCAATATCTCGTGTTTTTGAATTTATCCATTCATAAGATAAATTTAAAATATTTTTACATC